GCACTGACTTTGAGGTACCTCAAATGGATCCTACGGCAACACCTGGACACTTGATCGGAGGTATTCACGATCATTTCGGGATTGATGTAAATAAAGTTGTCGATTATCCAATTCAGGCTTTGCCACATCGAGCATATGTAAAAATATGGAATGATTGGTTCCGCGACGAAAACTTGCAAGACCGTCGTCCAGAAAATAAAGATGATGGCCCCGACCCTTGGACAGCAGCTGAAGATGAACTCGCCAGGCGCGGAAAGCGCCATGACTACTTTACATCCTGTCTACCTTGGCCACAGAAAGGGCCAGGAGTTGAACTCCCCCTGGGCGAGACTGCACCCGTAAGAGGTGATGGCACATCCGGTCTACGTCTAACTGATGGTGCAACTTCATATCGTTTAAGGTACTCAACAACAACAGGTAATATTGCACCTGATGCATCAGGATTAGGTCAAACGACAAGTCCGGTAGTACCTTCCCAGGGAGATATCTTGGGCGTAGCCAATGCAGCAGTTACAGGTTTGGTAGCAGATCTCAGCGAGGCAACAGCAGCTACGATCAATTCACTTCGCCAGGCATTCCAGCTTCAAAAACTATTAGAGCGTGACGCCCGTGGCGGCACACGCTACGTAGAGCTGCTTAAAGCGCACTTTGGTGTGACATCACCTGACTTCCGCCTACAACGCCCAGAATACCTTGGCGGAGGCTCTACACCTGTCCAGATCCATCAGGTGGCACAAACAACACCTACAGGAATAGTACAAAATGTAACTCCCCAGGGAAACCTTGCAGCATACGGCACAGTTGCATCAACCCGTAATGGGTTCAATCACTCATTCGTAGAACACTGCATAGTAATCGGTCTCGCTTGTGTGCGTGCCGATCTAACTTATCAATCGGGCATTCCGAAAATGTTCTCACGAAGTACTAAATATGATTATTACTGGCCGGCGCTCGCGCATCTGGGTGAGCAAGCCGTATTAAATGAAGAAATCAACTGCACTAAGGCGCCAGTCGGCGAAAACGTCTTCGGATACCAAGAACGGTGGTCAGAATACAGATTTTATCCTTCAAAAATCACTGGTCTAATGAGATCTAGTGTCTTGGATAACCTGGATATATGGCATCTAGCTGAATGGTTCACGGACACTCCGGTACTCGGAGATGAATTCATCCAATGCAACCCACCAATCGAACGAGTAGTAGCGGTTACTGATGAACCGCACTTCGTATTCGATTCATACATACAACTAACAGCGGTACGGCCAATGCCTACATATTCGGTTCCTGGTCTTATCGACCACTTCTAATGGCAGCGCCCGTAGCAGCAGCTGGTCTGGCTGGAGCTGGCGGCGGCGGAGCCTCGTCCGCAGCCATGCTTGGTGCTGCCGGTATAGGTGGCGGAGCCGGCCTTGCCGGCGGAGTGTACTCCGCATCACAAAACCGTAAGGCGGCAACAAAAGCTTACGAGCGATCAAAACAATTAATGTATGATGCGCCACGCATCACAAAAGAAGGCCTCAAAGCAGCAGGCCTCAATCCTATCCTTGCAGCAACGCAAGGAACAAGTGCCCCGGGGGTATCTCCCCAGGCACCCACACAAAACCCAGCAAGCGGGAGCGTAGCTGATGCAAAAAATCTTGCAGGAATGGCTCTACTCAAAGCGTCAACAGATAAAGAGCGTGCCGACGCAGAGGCAGCAGTCAACGCAGCAGCAGCGAGCGCTCTGGATCTGGAACGCAAGCAATGGCAAATGCAATATTACAGGGCAAACCCAGACTTACAGGAAGCAGCCCTTCTATCAGAAATGGGGATCTCTCCGCACATGGCCGTTAGCGCAAGCGTTATATCTAAATGGGCAAATCGAGCAGCGCAAGCTGGTAAAGATTTCCTTAAAACCGGCCAAAAAGTAAAATCACAATACATAGACAAGCGCGTGAAAAAGCGCCTCGACCGTAAAAAATGGGAGCGGGAGCGTACAAAGAAAACGAGCTATCCAACTACGCCATATACGCAGTGACGCACAAAAAAAAGGAGCGATAAAAAATGTCGAGATATCGAAAAAAAATGAGCAAACGAAAATCACGAAGGAACTTCACAAATGGCGCAAAGCGAGTTAATAAGAAAAATCTTGGTCGTGGCGTTATGCGCGGTGGCATTCGGCTGTAGGACGATTAGTCTTGACAGCCATAAAAGCCTTCATTACTCACCTGAGTGCAACGAAGGTGATGACTCGTCTGGAAAAGAAATGCGATAAGCATCGTCTCTCAATGACCCGATTGTTTCGTTCATGCCCAGCGAAGCGGGATGAGCGCGAACAGATCGGAAAGCAAACGAAGTGCGGTAGAAAGCATGCCCTGTTATGCACCTAAGCTCGTCTATAGATCAAAGGACGGAAAAAACGCCAACGGTAAGTGGCCTATCACATTCAGTCCGAGGGACGGGTACACCGACCTCCAATTAACCATACCATGTGGCCAATGTATTGGCTGCCGACTGGAAAGATCCAGGCAATGGGCAATTCGCTGTGTTCACGAATCACAACTACATGAAGCAAATAGCTTCTTAACCCTAACCTATGACCAGGATCATCTGCCGGCCAACGGCTCCCTGGTCAAACAACACTTCCAAAAATTCATAAAACGGCTACGCCGATCCATTCCTGACAAAATCAGATACTTCCACTGTGGCGAATACGGCGAACTTCTAGGCCGTCCTCACTATCACGCCATCATTTTTGGCTATGACTTTCCAGATAAAGTCCAGCACAGTAAAGAAAATGATCACATCCTGTACTCTAGTAAGCATTTAGCTACTCTCTGGCCATTCGGCCAGGCACTTATAGGAGATGTGACCTTCGAAAGCGCTGCATACGTAGCGCGATACGTAATAAAAAAACGCACTGGAAAACAAGCAGCCGAACACTACGGCGAAAAAATACCACCATATGTCACTATGTCCAGGAGACCTGGCATAGCAGCAGACTGGCTCAAACAATTCAAAACGGATATATATCCCGAAGATCACGTTGTGATCCGCAACGGCCAGATCTGCAAACCTCCAAAGTTCTACGATAAAAAGCTAGAACAATCCTCGCCAGAGGAATATAAAAAAATACGCAAAACCCGACATGAGTCGGCTATTTTGCGAAAAGATGATAATACACCTCAACGCCTCCAGGTAAAAGAGAGGCTCAAATTAAAGCAATTAGAACAACTAAAACGAGGCTACGAGTTAACATGAAACAAGAAATCTATTCAATCAGGGATGCAAAAGCAGACAACTACGGTACACCTTTCTTTATGAATAATGAAGGACTAGCCCTTCGGGCATTCAACGACTTGGCTCAAGATGAGAGCAGCACTGTACATAACCACCCTGAGGATTTCTCACTCTACCACATCGGAATCTTCGATTCAGAATCCGGTGAAGTAAAAGCAACTGAAACACCGAAATTCGTAGCAAACGCACCAGCGAGGAAACAAAATGATAGAGCCCCGGTCTCGATTCACACCCCGTAAGCCTGAAGGTATATCTTTTAAAGGCTGCAAACGTCGCACGAAGCAAAGCTTTCGAAAAGAATGCGACATCAACACCATAGTACGTAAGTACATCAAGACCGGCCTTATGCCGGCAGGCAATCGACAACCTCAATTCGGTGACTTCACAACCGGAAACGATTTCCGTGAAACCTTGCACTCAGTAATGGAAGCTGAAGAAAGCTTCGCTGCTCTTAGCAGCCAGGTCAGAAAACGATTCGATAATGATCCATCCAAATTGATGGATTTCCTCAATAATGAGGAAAATCGAAAAGAGGCCATAGAATTAGGCCTCATAGATCCGGAAGCACCGGCACCAGCACCGGTTAAAGTGGAGATCACGAACCCGGATCCAAAACCCGAATAATTGAGGGTGGGAACAGTACTTACTTGATGTAACTGTTCCCACTGACACCATTTTAAAAATGTGGCAGTAAAAAAAATAGGGAATCCAATGAAATCAGTAATGAATAATCACTTCTCTCAAGTTCCAAAAGCGGATATTCCGCGCAGCGCGTTCAAGCGCGATCATGGTCACAAAACAACAATGGACGCTGGTTACTTGGTTCCCTTCTATGTTGATGAAGCGCTTCCAGGCGATACATTCAACCTAAACGCAAACGTGTTCGCACGACTCACTACACCTATTGTTCCATTTATGGACAACCTATACCTTGATACCTTCTTCTTCTCTGTTCCATGTCGGATTCTTTGGGATAACTGGGAAAGATTCATGGGTGCCCAGGATAATCCTGACGACAGTACTGACTTTGAGGTACCTCAAATGGATCCTACGGCAACACCTGGACACTTGATCGGAGGTATTCACGATCATTTCGGGATTGATGTAAATAAAGTTGT